TCGATTTTTTCTCTTCGATCGAGTTGTTTTTTGATTGCTTTTTGATATGCTTTTTTATTGGGTTCCATGACTTTTTTATTTTTCATTTGATATAAATATTTAGTATAAGGTTTGATTCCATTTTGATCAAAGAACATATCCCGACTCAATTGATCAATATCAAAATCTATATTCACTGGATCAATCAAATCCAAAATAGTATCTGGCAAAGGTTTGAAATTAAGACAATCAATGAATGTTTGATCACCTCTTTTAACTGACTGGAAATAATCATAATATTTGGTATTATCACCATTAATTTTATTATTAAATTGAACCCATTTATTAGGTATCCCATAAGCATCACTTATAATTAAACCATGAAGAGAACTAGAAATAGTTTTTTCACATGAAAGGATCTGATCAACTACTTGTTCGATATCTGGGTTGATTAAATTGATTATTAAGGTATTTGGCTGTTCACTATAATTCAAAACAGCTTGTTCGTAATGAATATGATGAGGGATGATCCCGAGCTTATATTTTTTAATCTCAATTTTAGGAGAATAATACAATGGCAACAATAATCCAGGATCTCCATAGGTTGGCGGACAATAACATTTAATTTTAAGTAATCGTTTACGCGTTAATGGACCTCGAACTAATCTAATAATACCTGGTTTGATATTCTGATTAATATCTCTGATTCCAGCACCATAAACAATTGTATTTGGATTACATAAACGCATAATTGATCCGCAACTGATGACTTTGGGTTGATTGGATTCGGTCAAATTAAAACTATAATTTTTGGGATCTTCCACTTTCTTCAGAAAATATGGGGTCAACAAATCTCCGAAATTATCAGTTAAGGAATAATAGTAGAAAGGTATCGACACGAGGGAAATATCTAGATAAATCTCCGGAAGAAATTTACTGATAAATGATAATTCAAAATTGTTATAAATATATTTGATACTTTGATTGTAAAAGTATTGATTAGTATAGTTTTTACGTGTTTGTTTTTGCCAATATTTGTTAACCGCATGATAGAAAATAGTTTTTTTGACATAAAAATCAAAGCTATATTCAGAATTGATGTTAACATTGATAATATTAAAAGTTTCACTGATATATGTTATGTGATTTGGATTGATCATTGAATATAAAATTAATAAGCTGTCATCTCCAGATCTTGGACAATCTAATTCATTTGAACTAATATAATAACTTAAAATTTTTTCATAGAACCCAATTTTATGACAATTTTTAACATTATATATCAATACTCCTGGAAGTAACCGATATATGTCATTTGTAAGATTTTCAAAAAATTCAGTCAATGTTTCGAAATCTCTCATAATAGCTTTGAAATCGCTGACCAGATAATTATTTTGAAATCCTCCACCAAGATAATCAATTGATTCAAAGTTTATTGATGATAAACTTTTATTGGTGTTAATATCTGGTTCAAGTTTAACTATATAATCATAATCAGTTAAGATTTTATAGCCATAAAAATGATAGAAACATTCAAGTGGATATCTTCGTCCGGCCGCTCGATGGGTGTGGTTGATGAAATCTCCAGTCAAGTCAATTTGATAAATTTTAATTCCATATTTCTGACATAATTTTTCATAACTTTGATTTAATTTCGAGCTAATAATTGCAATATCATAATCCGGATTTTTAGATTTAAACATTCTCAAAGCAACGATCGATTTTGCTACATAATTATAATCACATGAAATATAAGCACAGTTCTTCATAAAATTACCTATATAAATATAGGCAATTTTATATTAATCTTGATCAGGCAAAGCTTTCATCTTGAGATCAATTTTGTGTCCCAGTAGTTCAATCGAACTTCCTTCCACCAGTTCATTAACCAAACCGAGTAAAATAGTAAAAACATTCTGATAGAGTTGTTTCTCCACAAAATCAGGCAAGTAATCTATGTTAACCGCATCGTTTTGAATCATTCTTTCAACCACTTCTTGGATTCGTTCCTTTGAATTTTGACTGAAGAGAGCGTTCTTGAGATCAAGGGGGTCAACCTTGCCTTCAGCTTGAAGAGTATTTTCAAGAACGTCGATGGTGGTGGTTTGCTTGACGAGTTTTTGGTTCAGATCTTGATTAATATTTTTGAGGGTTTCAAGTTGTTTTTTGAGATCGTTCAGTTTCTCGGAATATTCGCGATCTTTCATGGTGATGATTTTCTGACGAAAGATTTCGAGTTCTTCAGCTTGAGTTTTCTGCCAGTTTTCAAATTCCTCTTTCGAAATCAAACCATCGCGATTCTTGTCATAGGCTTCGAGATTCTGAATTCGATCCTTGAGAAGAGTAAATTCTCGTTCGTTGGAACTAAAAATATTTCCCATTATATTTTCAACGAACTTTATTTTTGTTCTTTGAAGATATTTAATGAAATAATAAGTATAATGATCAGATTGGACGATTTTCCGTTCTTGATTCGAAAAAAAATACTTCATTATATTTGTAATTCTTATGTTTTTTTAGAAGAATTAAAGAAACGACAGTTTGGTTGGGGCGCGATTGGATTCCATCCAAAATATCCCAAAATAAAAATGACCAGATATAATAGACGCTTATTGGATGATCCTGATAAGTATTTTGCGTATGAAGAAGATAATCTTTATACCTCAACTTTTTTTTCTTATACTGGACGTCAAACTACTGCAAATTGTATAATTACCTCAGCTTATGGCACGAGTACAGGTCATAAACTACCAGATCGATATTTTTATTCAAATCCAAATCTGAATCCCAAGTTCTGTTTCAGTAAACTTGAGCTCCGATATATAGAACACCAAATATATAATTCAAAACTGGTCCAGATACATAAATAAAAATTTTGATCTTGATGTTTTTAATTTATTAAATAACAATGATTAGATATCTAATCGCGTTGACCCTGATTTTTTTAATTGTCGGTTCCTTCTGGGGAAGTCGTCATTTTTGTGACTGTACAAACCAGGATGGAGTAATGCAAGTTGGATGGAAGGGGATCGAAAGGATTTCGTATTTTAATTTAGGTGGAAATCGAAAACAACATATGTTTAATCTCTGCACTCGGGTTTGTCATTATCCAGTCCCAATGATCGATCTTACTTTCGGTTCTCCGTTTGATTCCTCAGGAGATGTGGTAAATGGGAGGTGGTGGTGAACAAAAATGATGACTAAAGATATATGATTGAATTATTAAGAGATCAAAGATTTCTGATCATCTTGGGAATCGGAGTTTTAATTTTATTCTGGTGTATGACTAAGAAAAATGATGATGACTTTGATTCACTAAAAACTGAAGGAGATCAGGATAATGACCAATTTCTTCATAGTCGGGTAGAAAGTGATCATTTGATTAAGAATGGCGGCGGAAATGAAAAATCAGTCGCATGTGGTGGGAGAGGTAATTGGTGGAAGAATCTATTGGGAGGACGGCTCCAATTGGCTGAAGAAGGAGGATGTGTGGAGGAGATTAATTCTTCATTGGGACAATCCAAAGTGAGAAATGCTGGTTTCTTGGAGGGAGTTCCTCAAGTTTGGACAGCGGAAGGTGATCATTTGACTCGAGTTAACGGGTGTGATCAGATTATTTAAATTGAGGATGATAATTTAGTAAGATGGGTTACTAAATTATGAATATATGCATCTTTGATTTTCATATCAGTTTCATTTTTATTTTTGAGCTGAGTCAGTTCTTGTTCCTTCATTTGTAAAAGTTCCTCTTTTCTTCGATCGAGAACTTTTTGAAGTTCATCATGATATTGATCGAATTGCTTTGTGAGTTTTTGGTTTTCTTCTTTAAGTTTTTGGTTTTCTTCTTTAAGTTTTTGGTTTTCAACATTGTATTTTTGTTGAAGTGTTTCTTTCTCATTTTTAAGAACTTCGATCTGTTGAAGGGCATCTTCCAATTGTTCTTTCGGAATAGAAATTTTTGCTTTTTGATAAGCCTCTAATCGACGTTTATTAAGAAGTTCAAGTTTATCGATCAGATCAAGATGATTTTTTTCATATTTCTTTGTCCATGATGTGAAAATTTCATCATAATCGTCTTCAACATCTAATTTTTTGATCGGATATTTATTGATGTAAGATTGATAAAAAATCTGTGCATCAGCTTTCCATTTTCCGAGCAGAGTAATTGTGTATTTACTGGGATCATGATCAATCATAAATTCACAAGATTGGCAGAGGAGAATCCCATTTTCAGCTGATCTAATGTATCGTTTATGTTTGTCAAACTCTGGATGGGCTCGAGGCCCGTTTGCAGAAGCAGCAATGATATGTCCTACAATTCCGATGTAATTTCCGGCTTTATCTGGATGCCAGAGAAATCTTCGACAGAAGGGATTATTACAGAAGAAACCTGATTCTTTGCAGATTTTAATTTTGGTTTCCCGAGTGAAATTTAATCGATTGGCCATTTATGTAATAGTCATCAAAGTAATTTACAGTTGATTTAATCAATAAAATAAATTAAACACGATTGCTTGGGTCACGCTCGCGATCAGATGGAATCATCTCGTCAATCCGCTCACAGATCAGCTCTCCATCAGGTCCGGTATAATATACCCTTTTGACACGATATCGAAGCATGGTCTGAATGCAAATATTACACGGTCGAGACATTCGCAACTCTCCATCATTATTAATCCGAACAACCACCAGGTCAATCTTCTGGTTCTTATGAGCTCGACGGCCCCGGCGGCGTTCACGCTTTCTTTCGACAATCTTATTACTCTTAGAAGGCCGGTAACCCTTGTTGCTGGAATTCTTCATAATTGACTTTGGACTGATGGTTGACTTTGGAACACTGACCCGCTCCGCGTTTCCCTACCAACGATATAGTAGGCAAATTGGTGTTATTCAAGGCAGCCAACTCAGCATGAGTGCTCAAATAAAAAGTGCCCTGAACGTAATTTCGGCTGTACTGGTTGTGTCCAGAACCAATCACTCGGGATCCATTGAGAACGGCTGCTCCATGAACAAAAGCCTTTGGCTCGTGAAGATTCTTCTTCTGAAGGGAAAGCTTGGCCCGGGCCTGCTGATAGGCCTCCTCGAAGGCGCGACGAATACGAGAATTAATCATGATTTAAGAGCGATTTCTTTTAATATAGATTGAATCAATATTTTTAGATTGAACCCAATCAAAATTTTGATTTAATCAAGGTGGCTTTGATATAAAAGGATAAAAATGAGTTGGTTCTCCGGTAAAAAGAACAATAAGAAGAGCAAGAAGAAGAAAATGACTGAGGTTGATTTCATTGATCATAAGTCGATTTTAAAGCAATCAGAAGAAGAAAAACGATCCAAAGAAGAAAAACAATCCAAAAAAGAGGAGAAACAATTCAAAGAAGAAAAAGAAGAAAAAGAAGAAAATGTTTCCTGGGAGGAAGACGATGAGGAATCTTCGTCTTCTTCCTCATCTTCTGATTCTTCATCTTCCTCGATTGAAGATGATGAGGAGATTTGTTATATCTGTCGAGAGGGTGTTAGTGAGAAGAAGCCCAAATTAATCAAGAGTCCTTGTGAATGTAAGGGAAGTATTGGAAAAATTCATCGATTATGTTTGATTAATCTCCGAAGAGGACAGAAAAATCGGAACACGAGTGATAAAGTTTGTCCTACCTGCAAAAAAGAATTCCGAATCAAGAAAATTTCCAAATCTGAAATCATCAAAACTCAAATCAAAGAATTAGGATTTGCACTCATGACAGTTGGTCTATTGGAATTATCTTGTTATCTAATTCCAGCAATGATCTCGAAGATTTTCTCTTGGCTGATTGATGATCAAATGGAACTGACGGATTTCTTCTTTTTTGCACTTTATCTAGCGGAGTTGACATGTCTGGTCATGGGTCTGATTCATGACCTCGGAACCAAAGATCGTCGGCGATATGGTAATAATCACCAACAAGTTTACATTTGGAATATTTATAAAGGTGCATTGAAACATATTAAGAATGAGACCAACGAAGAAAATCCTAATACATCAGCAGTGCTGATGAAATTCTGCCAATATTTTTATTTTGTTCGATTGGGATATCGATTTGTCTTTTTCACCATTATTTGTTTGACTTATTTTCTGTATTCATTATTGTTTCTGATCAGTGGAAATAAAATTTTTGCTGGTACAAGCAGTTTAGGAACTCTGTTTGTCATTACTATTGGATTGGTCAATACAATCAATTATGGAGAACAGAAAAGAGAATTACAAGAGAGAAATCATCGAATTGAAGATGATCAATATGAATAAACAAAGATTATTTGTTCAATGGATCACGATTAATCATGGGAAGTAATTGATCAATTGAAGGACAGAGTTGATCAGGTTCTTGATCATTGCTTTTCACTTTGATTTGATCTCCATCTTCACCATAGATTAGAACATATTGATAATCCTCTTTGATAGCCTGATTGATCTGTTTGATATTCTTTCTTTTTCCAGCATTAAAATCCACATGATAACTTCGTTCCAGAAGATAATTGACAATCTCCAATTTACGGGTCAAATCTTCGGGTTGAGAAACCACAAAAATCTTGAATCTTCTCCGTGGTTTGAGTCGATCCCGAAGAACTAATTCCAATCGATTGATTCCAAAACTAACCCCAATTGCCGGTAAGTATCGCTTATTTTTATAACGAATCAGTTGATCATAACGCCCACCAGCAATCAGAGTGTAATTGGGGGATTCTTTTTCAGTGCAGACAACTTCATAAATTAATCCAGTGTAGTAATCAAGGCCACGTGCCAATGTACTATCGAAGGTAATTCGATCAGTGAAATTGAACAGATTTCCATAGGAGAGAAGGAGATTTAAGCCTTCTTGAATACTGGGATCCTGATAGTTTTGATCAAGATCTTGTTTGAGTGAGGTCAGACTTTCAGTTGAAATTCCACGTTCAGTTAATTCTTCCGCCACGTAGGACCATGGTTTTTTATCAAGTTTATCAATTGAAATACAAACTTCCTTGAAGAGTTTGGGATCAATTTTGGCTCGTTGAATGATGGCCAGGAGATTATCACGAAAGTTGATTCGAATAGTGTAGTTGGGGAAGTTGAGCTGATCAAGACTGAGAGTGATCAATTTCATGATCTGAGCCTCAGGGATCATTGGTTCTTCAGTGCCCACCAGATCGAAATCAGCTTGAATAAATTCACGGAAACGACCATTGCTAGGATTAGGTTGATCCTTCCGCCAGACTTTACCAACCTGAAATCTTTTAAAACTTTCGAGTCCCTTCAAGGTCAAATAACGTTGAAAAGGAATTGTTAAATCGTATCGAAGAGAGAGTTCCTCATGTCCCAATTTTTCAATCCGATAGATCAATTTCGTTTCTGCCTCAGATCCATATTTATCAAGCAGAAGACTAGTCAATTCCATACTGGGAGTGTCAATTTCGTTTGCTCCTTGGTTGAGAGCATTGCGACGAATAATAGTGATAATTTGACCGATCCGATCCATCATTTGGGGATCATAATCCAGGGTTCCTTTGGGTGGTTTGAGTGACATCTTAAAATTAAGGGGAATTTTAATTTTAATATGAATTGATCAATTTTTCCAAAGTAATAATGATTGGTGAATTTCTAGGATTTAAAAATGTTTGTTGACAAACTTCTTCAACTTCTGAAATTGCTTTTGATCGTTGAAATATTCGATAATGTCATGTTTAACTGTCACGAATTTCTGATCAATCAAAACTTGATGAAGTTCCGGATGTTCAATCAGTTCTTCATAGATGCAGTATTTGAGTTCATCGACGTAAACATTGGAAAGGTACTTCTTGATCAAATCATAATCTTCATCATCAATATATTTTTTGATCACTTTATTAACATGTTTCTTGTTGAAACGAGTCAAATAAGTAGCAATTCGGAACGAATTGTGCGTGATTGCCTCATCCAACACTGAAGATGGCCAGTTATAATTGATAGCCATCAAGACGTCGACCAGATCCAATTCGATTACTTTGCTGAAGAAGCGGCGGACGAAAACAGTGTCGTACTTCGATTCCAACCAAGAAGTGGCAAATCCATAATCAATCACCTTCATGAAACTATCCAGATCAGTACAGTTTTTGGTGACGTAATTAATCCATTTTTGACGATTGTCATCAGTGATCTTTTGATGTTGAACAAGTTCACATGATTGGATATTGAGTGTGACCACCTTTTTGGGCTGCTTCTTAAGCGATTCTTCAGACGATTCTGTTTCGTATTCATAAGATGAATCATCCGAGCTGGTATCGCTGTCATCCGAGCTGGTATCGCTGTCATCCGAGCTGGTAGTAGTGTCATCAGAACTGGTTGTAGTGTCATCAGAACTGGTGGTAGTGTCATCAGAACTGGTTGTAGTGTCATCAGAACTAGTGGTAGTGTCATCAGAACTAGTGGTAGTATCATCAGAACTAGTATCGTCGTCCTGACTGATGGCGGTGTAACCATCATCCGAGTTAGAATAACTAATGCTGTATTCGTCATCTTCATCTTCCTCAGTGACATAAGGACAGGTCCAGCAATAACCGCCATCGTTTTTGGAGATAACACTCCAAATGAATTTCTTGGGATCAGTTCCGGTCATTCCCAAATGATTGATGGTCAGGTATTTAGGAAGGAGTAATTCTGTTTTGGGATCATAATATTCTGGTTTGGTCAAGCCGGGAACGGCTACCACTGGAAGATAATCGTCACTAATCTGCATTTGAGCGTTGCCACAAGGACAAATCTCACTTGGTCGTGGAATTCTCTTTCCGCAACGACAATGAGTTTCATCATCATTCGAAACTGATTCCTCTTCCAGCTCTTTGATTTGATTTTCGAGTTCGATGAACTCATCAAGTTCGATGAAATCACTGATCTCATCAGAACCCTCTTCTTCGACCTCCTCAAGTGGAGGCAATGGATCGAAGATGTCATCGATCTTTTCTTGTAGTTCTTGTTCAAATTTGGCCAGATCACGCAGCATCGGAAGATTCAAATTCGGTTCTCGGGGATAACCCAGATACTGGTTCAAGTAAATCGACTTTAATTGACAGTAATAGTTGATCGAAAGATTCGGATCACAGTATGATTCGGCATTGGTCAAGAGATTTTGTACCGCCTCCATATCTCCCCGCTTAGTTGCCATCAAAAGGGTTTGATGGTATCGTTGTTTGCTATCAGCTGTATTCCAATTAAAAGAGTTTCTCATGATTATTCTGTTTAATTGTTTTATAAATTAAATATAATCAATCTTTTTAATTTAAATTGAATGAATCAAATTTTTTAAGATTGATTCATTGATTTATCCTTCATTTTTTAACCTTGAGCATAAATTCAGCCAGAAGGCCAAAATGGTCAGAAGGAAGGGGTTCTTGAACTCCCAACATCTTCAATTTAGTAACCACTATTCGATTGTCCTTAAAACGATATAAAATACGATCCAAACGGGCACGATGTTTCGGTTGTTGTTGTTTTGTTGGTTGTTGATTTGATGATTTCTCTTTGACGTAGCGATTGAAATCATGATCATAAGTGTATTTCAGGGATTCAGGAGAACCCATTTCAATCCAGGCATCAGAATAATCAGCCATGCGTAATTTAGTTTCGATCGGTTCGGAACTGCGACAAATATTGAAATCTCCAACCAGAATAAAGTTGCGAATCTTTTCTTCTTTAATCAAGCGATTAATAGCATCCATTTGATCATTACGATAGGACCAATTTTCCTCAAAACTTTCCATATGGGTATTAAAAATATAAAATGGAATCTTGGTCTCACGATGCTTGACTTGACAAACCATTAATTTGCGACCCATTTGAGAACTGAAATCATACGCCGTTAAAGTGTCATTTATAATTTCCAAAGATTTTCGATTGATTCCAATTAGATTTGAATAAGGAAGTTGATTCGGTGGTTCTCCTAGGATTTCAAAAAGAAAATAATCTTCTTCCAAAGCTTTCTTCAGAATAGCATAACTTTTGGGAGTCACTTCTTGAAGACAAATCAAATCAGGAGGGTATTTATGACCAATGGTTAAATGTTTAATTAATTCTTTGGTTCGAGCTCTTTGGCTTCGATGATTGTACCAAATATTGTAAGTAATCACAGTCAGTGGCGTGATCCCGAAATTTTGACCGGGAACTGACTTCCGATGAACTTTAAAACTAGATCGTTGAACAACTGGAGAGGTATGTTGAGGAGGATGTTGTTGTTGAGGAGGATGTTGTTGTTGAATCGAAGGGGGTTGATCAGGAATATGATGATGAGGATTTGGTGGGTCTTGACTCAACTCAGGGAGATGATCAGGCAAATCAATGTTACTGAATTCACTGTTCAAATCTGTTTCTTGATTAATCACATCAGGTATCTCTTGGCGATCAATTGAAATATGACTCTGTTCATTTAAACTTTCATCATTTAAACTATTTTCAGACGAATCAGATCCACCGTCTTGATAGTGTGGTGGTCGATATTGAGAATCCAATATTGGAGTTGGAGTTGGAGGAGATGGTTTGGGAAAATGACTTTGACTATGAGTTTGACTATGACTACTGGCTTGAATTTGACTTGCTTCACTGTTAGTTTCACTCTGTTTGCGATAGAGTGAGATTTTTTTCTTTTTCGGAGGATCCTTAGTGTAATTATTCAATAAGGAGGTCAAAGTTTTTAATTGTTCATGCTCATCATGAGGATTAGATGAGGATTCTTCTTCTGAAGACATATATGTTATAACAGACCAATTATTCTTAATAGATTTTTTCGCATTAAGAATATTTTATTAATTTTTTATTGTATTTTTCATTGTACTTTTTATTGTATTTTTATTTATTTCTGATTGTGTTTATGAACAATCTTCACTTTAGAAAAGAGGCGATCTCGTTTGACTCGAGCCAGCATAGTATGACGGACATTATAAACTGTATTGGGAATGACTTTGAGATCTATTTCTGAGTCTGGTCGATTCAAAAGAAGAACTAACTTCGGTTGATCATAAAACTTACCCTTATTTTTAAGGAAAATATTTTTATCTTTCTGACATAAAGCTAACCATTCTCTGAAAAGCTTGACCACACGAGGATTCTTCTGAAATACAATTACTCCTGAATTATATGCCTTCGGACGACGATAAGAAACCAATTTAAATGGTCTCTTGGTTTTATCCAGAAGAGGAGAATTGGCAATGCAAATATCATGTTTTTTTCCTAATTCAAATAATTCTCGAATTCGACCTCGAATAGTAGTATCACAATCCAAATAAAGTGTGATATCATAAGGAAAAGAGGCCATTGCTTTAATCTTATTAAGTTTAGCATAAGGCGCTACTTTATATCCTTTAGTTTTAACTGGTTTATTGGGGACTGCTCGAACTCGATGAAATAATTTTTTGTACTTTTGCATCACTTTTGGTTTATTAGTATGAACCGTAATCGGAATTCGAGGATGAAATTTCTTAAATGATCGAGCTGAGAGAATAGCTTCTTTGACATATTTATCCCCAAAGGCTAGATAAACTACACCAATTGTTTTGGATCGGGGAGGAATTGCTTTAGCAATTGGTTCTTCCTGATCAGGAAGAACATCGATTGATGTAATTTTAACATCGTCCTCAAGAAGATTAACTGATGTGATTTTAACATCAATTTCCTCTGATTCCAATTTGATCTCGGTTGATTCCATTATATTTACTGTAACTTTTTTATTTTGATCAAAATAAAAAATATCTTAAAGATAAATAACAAACAAAATGAAATATGTCGTTATAATTGGATCTGTGATGTCCGGGATCGGTAAAGGTATTACCGCCAGTTCAATCGGTGTAGTCTTGAAAACTCAGGGTCTAAGGGTATCAGCTATTAAGATCGATCCTTATTTAAATTTGGATAGTGGAACTATGTCCCCTTTCGAACATGGTGAATGTTATGTTCTCGATGATGGTGGTGAAACTGATTTGGATTTAGGAAATTACGAGAGATTCTGTGACTTATCTTTGACTCGAAATCATAACATCACCACCGGAAAGATCTATAGTAAAGTAATTCAAGCAGAACGGAATGGAGATTATCTGGGAAAAACAGTTCAAGTAGTTCCTCATATCACTGATGCTATTCAGGAATGGATCGAAGAGACCGCTCGAATTCCAGTTGATGGATCGGATCAGGAACCTGATGTTTGTTTGATTGAATTGGGAGGAACGATCGGTGACATGGAGAGTGATAGTTATGTCGAAGCTCTCCGACAATTAGGTTTTCGATTGGGTCAAGAGAATATTTTTTATGTCAATGTTTGTTATTGTCCGGTCTTAGGAGTTACAGAAGAAATCAAGACCAAACCAGCCCAAAATGGAATTCGCGAAGTCCGAAGTCATGGAATTAATCCTGATCTGTTAATTGTTCGTTGTGAAGCGAAGGGAGAAATTGATTCGAATACAATTGATAAATTGAGTAACATCTGTCAAATTCCCGGAGAGCAGATTTTATTAAACCGGAATGTTAACAATATCTATCAGATTCCACTTGTCTTTCGAGAAAGTAATTTGTTTTCAATGATTGATCGTAAATTAAAATTTCGAACCAATCTTGAACCTGATCAAGCTTTAATTGAACGTTGGACCGGGATGGCGACATTAATGGCTTCAGATGAATTATTGTCGGTCAAAGTTGGGGTGATTGGAAAATATACTGGAATGATTGATAGTTATTTATCATTATCACATGCAGTTCGAGATGCAGGTTTGAAGGTCGGAAAAAGAACTCAACTCTGTTTCGTTGAAGCCTCAGAATTAGAGGGCTTGACTGACTCTGCCATTGAAGAGAGACTAAAAGAATATGAGTATTTATTAATTCCAGGGGGTTTTGGCCAAAGAGGAATTGAAGGAATGATCAATGCTGCTAAGTATGCTCGGATCAATCAAGTTCCCTGTTTAGGAATTTGTTTAGGTTTTCAAGTGATGGTAATTGAATTCACCCGAAATGTTCTCGGATTAAAAAATGCAAGCAGCAGTGAATTCGATTCAGAATGTGTCGATCCGGTAATTACTATTATGAATGAAGATCAAAAAGTGATGGGTGGAACCATGCGTTTGGGAAGTCAGGTAACTCGTCTGGCCAAACTCAGTAAAGCGTGGGAATGTTATGGCGGTGAAATGACTGAAGTTCATGAAAGACATCGTCATCGTTATGAAGTCAATCCGGACTATTTAGAAAAGTTTGATCAAAGTGACCTCTGGTTCAGTGGAGTGAGTCAAGATGGGAAAAGAATGGAAATTTTAGAACTAAATAGAACGGAAGAGGTAAAAAGTTTTTATTTGGGAACACAGTTCCATGGAGAATACTTAACTCGCCCCGGAAAAGCTCATCCAATTTTTGTTGGATGGTTGCAATAATTTTTGATCTATTTTATTAAAAATGGATCAATTGGTGTTAAATAAGATCATTGAATATTTAGATCAATTTGAAAAGAGATCCAAAATTCTGGAAATAGAAAAAGATCACCTTCAAAGTATTATTGAACAACTACGTCAAAATGAAATTCATGTTCCATCAGATCGATGCCATATTTGCAACGATGAAATGTTTTACTGGGATCATTATGATGATGACAAAATAAAATGTCAAATTTGTCGCAAGGTTATTTGTTATCAATGCATTGCAAATCCATGTAATTTTTGTGAAACCGTATATGGTAAAATATGCAAATTATGCGAAGATGAAGGGAAAACAAATGACATTTGGTGTTCGACTTGTGATATTTTCGGAACTAAAAAAACAAAGTGCCATGATGATGGATGCGTCAACATTGATGCGCCAAAATTATCAAATTGGTGCATTAAATGTCGAAATTTTTCTTGTTATAACTGTTTTTATAAAATAGGATGTCAATGTTGCGAGGATAGTTATGAAATAAATTCTTGTCCAGGATGTTATGCTAGGAAGTGGAAATGGAAGAGATGTCAAGAAATATGTCAAGGTCGTGTTTGTCCTGATTGTATTTCAGGAGGATTAGATTGTTGTGCCGTTTTTTAATTATTTTTGATACTTTGCTCCTTTGAGAACTTGCTTCTTTGTAATAGTTCTTTGTTTGCGAACATATTCAATCCAATTTAGAATATCTTCATCTTCAACTAGAGCTTCAATGGTATGATAACGATCGGCTAACTGACGATTGGTAAAGATTCGATGGATGGCAGAATGACAAGGATTACATACACAAGCAGTGTAAGATAGAAGGTACTTTTTGTCCATCTTTTCTCGTTTAATTAAACGTTTGTGTTCCTCCTTGGGATATAGATGATGGTGATGAATCGGCATCACGCGTTCACAGAGTTCACACTGATCGGGGGAGAGATATTCTTCTTCTGATGAGGAGTCTGACATTTTTATTTTAATATGTTGGTTTATCTTTAATCAATTTATTCAAAGTAGTTTAATCGGCTGATTAATCTTAATCAGAAGAGGATCTGAGAAAATAAACGAAAACACCGCTGATGATACTGAATACAACCAGAGCGATGATGAACGGAGTCGTATAGTCATGATTGTTGAAATGAAATATTTCCACTCCGAAATAGATAGATAAAGCAATGCTCAAAACCCATCCAATAATCAAGCAAGCTCCTCCCAAAATCAATTTTGCAAATCCTCCAACGTCACTGGTCATTTTTATGTGAATTACAATGGATTAAAATCAAAAATTGATATTCTGCCAATTTTTGATTTTAAATTAACCCACTTTTAGATATTAAAGAAAAGCGAAATATGGAAGAATATCGCGATGATTTAGAAAGCCAAGCTGGATTGAAGAATATCGAGCAAATTGCGGTTCTGATGGACGCTATTTTGCCAAAGAAGATTAGTTACGTGCTTCTCAAATGTGGCACCTTAGTGATGATCAAGAAGGAGAGAATGAACGAAGATTCGATTTTTGATAGTTTTGAGAATTGGGACTATCCAGAACATCGTTTTAATGTTCCAGAGGATTTACGTCAAGTTCAACAAAGAAATCAGGAATATTTGAGTCATTTTATGAATTCATCAGATCACAGCGAGACCGAGAAGAAATTCTTTCAATTAGGATTGCGGTACATGCAGAAATGTGGATATGCCTATCCAGGCGGGGAAAGAGCTGATCGGAATGTAGATACTCCTCTACCAGTCGCGGGAATCTGTTCTCATTTTAATTTGGGATCAGTCCAATTTGCTGGTCACCGAGAGTTAGTTTTCTGCTCTTGGCCAGCCTGCCCAGGAATGTTCAATCATTATTTGACTTTAAACAGTGATCCACCGATGAATTTACAAACTGCTAATGTGGTCTTGAGTGATCTTCATCGTTATGATTTTATCTTCCCTCGTTTTCATTCAATTCGAATTGGTGAAGATGAAAAAGATGAAGATGAAAAAGATGAAGATGCAGATGTTGATGACAAATAAATATTTACCGTTTTACTTTGTTTGATGATGATTAAAAATATAATAAATATAATAAATATAAATAAGATGCGAAGTTCTGAGAATGTTTATCATCGAATTTTGTGGTCAGAATCAAGTGAGTATCGACCACAAAATACCATGGTTGGGTATCGTGACCGATTCAAAGGTGTTAAAGAAATTAGTTTTGAGAATTTCAGTGAAGCGCGTGAGTTAACAGAGCAATGTTTTATTCCCTGGCATCGAGTAGTTTATTTTCGAAATCAAGTGACGGGGGTTAAATTTTGGGATCGAGAGAATAAAATCGATCTGATTTTTCAAACAAATCAATAAGAAAATTTATCCAGAAAATTATTCGATGATAATATATATCATTGAATAATAATTATAAATAATGTCTCAATTTGATGATTTGAAGACAGAAGTAATTTTATTCACCGGAGGAGGGAAAGTCACAGTCAAGGATTGTACAACTTCTGCCAAACAAAAAGCTTTCGTGATTCCTTATGTTATTGAAGGGGGTGAGGTTCATATGTTAATGGGAGTTAAGCGAACAACTAGACGTGACTTTTCAGCCGATGATTACAAAGATTTATACACCTATCATTTTTTTGGAGGAACTTGTGATCATTCCTCAGGAAGTCCAGAACAATGTGCGCTTCGGGAATTGTGTGAAGAAAGTTTGTCAACTTTGAATTTCCAAAAAAATGATCTAATTAACTTAGGAACCCATACCTTTGATGATCCTGATAGTTATAATCCAAATAATCGACAAATGAAATGTAATACCTTTGTATTGTATGCAGTTAAATTAAATATATCAACCAGTACTGAAGTTCTGGAACAGAGAATTAATGATCATGCAGCTCAAAGTGGAGAAGTTGGATTACCTTGTTATGAGAATGATTTTGTTAAATTTGTTGGTCAAAATCATTTTGACGAATTGTTAAAAAATCAATATGTTTTTAAGAATGACTTTGAGAACTCTCCTTATCCTTGGTCTCAATCATTCAGTAAGAATTGGCGACAACGTTATCAGAATTTCAAATTTCAAAAGAAAAATGATGTCATTCGTGAAGGAATACCTCAAAGATATGCTGAGATATGGTCTCGAGCTGAACAGGACATAAATCAGGATTTATTTGCTTATCTTGCTCTGGTTACTAGAACAGTTTCATTTGACCTCCAAACTTCAATCAACAACAAAAGTTGTGATTGTCAAGCGGCTCATTTAGAAGATTATATTGCCTTCACGCGTCAAAATTTTAGAGGTTTGAATAAACAGAACAATGAATTGCAAAGACTTCGCCCCAAAAGCACAACAACAGCAAGCACAACAACAGCAAGTACAAGTAAATGGAGAGGAACTCCTCCATCATCACGAAGGAATTGGAGATCGAGAAGCTATAAGAAATAAAAATTTATATTATGATTGATAATATAAAGTGTGATAGAATAAAAAGGAATGAGCGAAAAACCGAGAATTGCAATGATTTCGACTGGAGGAACAATCGAAAAAACTTACAGCGAACTGGAAGGAATTCTGCACAATGAATATTCAGTTCTGGATGTAATGTTGGAAATGTTAGAAGTGAAGGGGATTGAAATCGAACGAATTGCTTTGATGAACAAAGATAGTTTGCATCTAACCCAAAACGATTTGGACTTAATTGTCAGTCGAACAATTGAAATGTGTCATCAGTATGATGGAATTGTGATTGTTCATGGAACAGATTGTTTATCAGTAACCGGAGAACGAATTCTTTCAGAATTTGTTGGTGAAATGATTCCAATTCCGATTGTTCTAACGGGAGCGATGCGACCTTATATGCTTCGAAACACAGATGCAGTTCAGAACTTGACTGAAGCACTAATGGCAATTCAATTAGTTGAACCAGGTATTTATGTGGCGATGCATAATCAAGTTTTGAAGTTTCCAGGGGTAATTAAGGATCGAGAGTTAATGACCTTCCGACACCAAAGAAAAAATGAGGGAGAAAGAGATGATCATACATGAGATTGGAGATGGTTAACAATGGTGTCGAGATGTTCCTCGAAGATGACCAGATTGAAACCACGGAGACGGCGTCGATAGACTTCTTCTCCATTGGAAAGACGTGGACAATTGAAGAGAAGTGTTTCGTCTTTTCCATAGACCTTGGCCTCCTTCATCCTATTCTTCTGATCAGGAATTGAAAAGTTCTTGAAATCTTGAATGTACTTGATGACATCTGATCCATCAGCAGTGGCAATTCCATCAATCGCCTTGCGGGCCTCTTCTTCACGACCGGTCAGATCCTTGAAGGATCGGGTCGTTCCAAGTTCCCAATCATCAAGTGCAGAATCAAGTTCCTTAAGCTTTGCAAGTTCAGCATCGTTGAGTTCGAGCAGGAAACACCAGATCCACTTTTGTGAGAAAGGTTGGAAGATGTGAAGAACGGTCACTCGATCTCGCCAATCAGCATCAAGAAACTCTCCACCAGCTTCTTCAATCAATTCAGCCGAACCAGTCCGGTAAGGATCACCTTGATCTTCATTTTCAGGTTTTCCACCGAAATGTTCGACTTCTTCGATCGGATCCTTGGCGGCGTCTCCAGCTTTCTTGTGACGAGCGGAGAGAACGAATTTTCCCTGATGAGTGAGGAGGAATCCGGCTCCTTCATAGACAGACTTATCGACGTTATTTTGTTCAGACATTTTGGTTTTGGTTTGGTTGCTTGGTTGTAAATTTAATGAAATATGATCAATTTTCTGTGTTATTCGACAAAGAATTAATATTTTGATGAATCGCAAGTTCACACCACTCGGACATCCTCGTGGTTCACACCACTCGGACATCCTCGTGGTTCACACCACTCGGAGCTCGTCGTAACGAGGATTCATCAGGATCTTGAGGACAGCCTTGAGTGGCGTCAACTCATGAACCTTCCCCTCCATCAGAGACTTCAGAATGTCGGGACTGAAGCCACTGAGAAGGATCACGCCATGCTCCTCATCGTTGTCGATCGGACAGTCACTAGAGGATCCATTCAGATTCCAGTAGACCATCGTCGGCAAACGATATCCAGCCTGAGCAAACTTCTGCTTCATCACCTGGTGATTGGTGTAGAAGTTGCGATCTGCGGCGTTGAACTGCATGTCAGAGAAGACATACATCACCTCCGGGAAATCGCTCGGATGAAGCTTGGACTTGATGGCCGTCTGAAGCATCAGCTCGAGCGCCGCCTGGAAGTTGGTACTACCACCCCAAGGAGCCTTTGCCAGCTGCTGGACTTGGTCATGGAGACTGGCTCCGGCCGTGATCTCGAACAGACGAGGCTGAGACTCGAAGGTCAGAACCTTGCCGACCAATGGATGCTTCTTTGGCTTTCCATCGTCGTCAAAACCCATCTCCTCCATCATCTTCCAGAGAGCCGGTTGGTTTTGAGCCACCAACTGACCCGCATCGGTCTGAAGAAACTCCTCGAGACGAGCTCGATTCTCTCCCAGACAGAACTTGCGAGCCGATGCTGTCAGTAGACCGAGAGCGATTGCTACTTCCATCGGAGTACCATTCATCGAACCAGAGACATCGACCAGGGCAATCGCCTGCTCACCGAAATCCTGAGAATACTTCTCGACCAGGGCTTTCCATTGCTCCTCAAGAATCGGATTCAGACCCTCTGGCGAGTATCCCAAGTAGGGACGAACCAGATCGTGAGGCATCACCTGATCTGCCTTGATCTGGACCTTTCCCGACTTGACATCATCCAGATAAGCCTGCAGCTTATCGGGAATGTGCTTCTGAAAGGCCTGGCGACGGCGAGTCAAGGCCACGCTGGGAACCGCGGGCAGATTGATCTGTTCCCACTGATTGAGACACATGTGGCGCTCTAGAATTCCCAAATAGCGACGAAGCGGACTGAGAAAGCATCGACGGTACTGACGAAGACTCAGATTACCAAGACGAGGCAAAATCTCAGCCTCGAGCAGAGACTTATTGGTCTTCTTCGACGTCTTCTTGCGATCGGTGCTTCCTTTCTCAGTCGGTGCCCACTTAGCAGCCAAACTGATTGGACGATGGTCCCATTGACACTTCTGAATCTCTAGCTGTTCAAGGCTGAGATTCAGAAAATCAGCCAATTTTCCCTTGTCCTTGAGAATCTCAACCGGTGTCAGAGCCATCAACTGAGCCAACTTGACACTCGGATGAAAAACTGGGCTTGGATGGTGATCATAGACTCGCTCCAGATCAGCCAACTCATCATAGACTGGATCAGCATCCTTTTTGTCATCAATCGTGTCAGTGGTCGACAACTCGTGACAAACTGAATGCAGATGGTGCAGAACCACACTCTGATCAGTCATCAACATTCGTGTCAGACGAACGTAACCAGGAGTTCCGAACTCGAGGAGATCGTCAAGTCGACAACCATGATTGACCAACCAGTCCATGTTCAGCCGGAAGACATCCGGGTGATTCCGCGCCAACCAGGCCCAGGCTACTCGACCCAGAGCACGCTCTCCCTTGCCTCCACGTGGATCACGCAGATTAGCAATTGCTCGCAGACAGAGGACTCGTGAGTCCAATGGCTCAAGTGGATCCTCCGGATTGTGAACCAATCCTAGATTCCAAACATTGTTCAACATGGACTCCAATCGCTCTTGTTGGCAACCACGCGCAGTATGGTAAAGAAGACCTACCAGAGGGCTCTTTCCATTGATCTTGCAGGAGACTGCTCCATTGGCAGTCTTAATTTTCTCAGGCATTTTCAACATTTTTGCTGTTTGCTTTGCTTGTTGATGCTGTAGGCAAACGTTTCAATTCAATCAAAATTTAGTCAAGTTTTTGATTTTATCGAGAAGAAATTCAATGAATTTTTGATAATTTATTAATAATTTAATAATTGTAAAAATGTCAATAAAATTTATGTGGGAATGTGAGAATAATCATAATAATGATCTTGAAATTACCGGTGATTTCTTAGAAGATTTTTTGGGAGTCGATCCTCTTGATGCTCAAGATTTAGAAAAATTACTAGAACAAGTGGAGGATATGATGACATCTGATGTTCAATTAGCTCGAGATAATCCTTGTAATGAATGCGGGAGTGTCGGTTTTAATGATGTTGATTCCGTATGGATGGAGGAAACAAAGTAGAATTTTTTATATCATTTATCTGAGAGTAATATTTAATTGATCAGCTAATTGCTTGCGAATCACTTCATGCATTTCCATCACTTTGCCTTTGAATTCACTTCCATCCTTCAAATTGGGATCAATCGGGTCATAAGTAATTCGAAACATCTTACTGTGAAGTTGTTTCTTGGGATGAAAAAACTCATCCTTCAATTCAACTAATTTGATCCACTCATCACCCCGATCACGAACGATTTGATAAAAATCATTATCCTCCAGCCAACGAGTCTCCAATTCTCCCTTCTCATTGGGAATCTCCTTAATCATTTCAGATGGAATCCAAAAAGAAACATCATGGGTGATACTCGGAAGAGTCGAAAAAGGTTGAAAAGTAATCTGCTCTTGATCAGCTGTAAATTGCTCAAGGAAACGAGGATGAGTCGACCAGAAATAACGAATGTCCGGAATTGAATATAAAATCATACAGAGACGTTCGAGACCCAATCCGAAGGCCCAGAGTTTCTGTTCAGATAGTTGGTGATGAGCCAGGATTTGAGGATGAACAACTCCACAACCCAGAATTTCCAACCATTTATCTTGATATTTGACTTCAATCTCAAATGATGGTTCAGTGAAAGGGAAATAATCATCATTAACACGGCTCTCGCAATTCGGAAAGAGATGAGCTACTAGACCCTGAAGAATCTTCAATAATTCTTCTTGAGGATCAGCCCCTTCGGGGACTAGACCAACTCCTTCCATTTGATGAAAGATGGGGTAATGACAACTGTCAATTTCGTCCTTGCGATAGACATCACCAGTAACCAGAAAGTTATAGATTCCCTTCTCAATCAATTGGTTCTGATGAGCCGAAGTATGAGTTCGAAGAACAGTATTTTGATTTACGTAGAAGGTATCAGATTTGCGGCGGGCTGGATGATCAGGTGGGATTAAGAGCAGATCGAAATTATTGTTGGTATCAACAATTGGATCGAGATCATCATGTTTTTGGAATTGATATTCTGGTAATTGATCGAAATATTGATAGATTTTATTTTTAATGATTTCAATCGGATGACCCTTCTGATTGTGCAATGATCGACCAAGTTTGGCCTCGATTGAAGCTGGAATATTGCTATAGTCAGTTCGATTTTCCATTTTATTAAGATTTGGTTGATATCAAACAAATTCAATCAAAAAATTGATAATTTTGATTGAATTCGATCATTAATTTAAATCAAATAAAATTTAAGAAATGGGCAGTTCTCAAAGTCATTGTAAATATGGAGGTGATTGTCAAGCCGATCAAATGAAGGGATCCGAATTTTGTGGAAAACATTCTTGTCGACGACCCAATTGCTATCAAATTATCTCAAGTGATCAAAGCACTTATTGTCATTCTCATACCTGCTCGAAAAAAGATTGTCATGAGTTTACATTTGCCACTTATTGTAACAATCATCAATTATCAAAGCAATTAATTATCATTTGAATAATTATTCAAATTGATCTTTGACTGTGAGAAGAACATCATTCGAGTTGACTGGCTTAAATCCTTTGGAGGTATCAACATGGAGAGTGACATGAGAAATTCCCTGATAAATCTCAGGGGCCAATCCGACATCCTGGGGAAGTTGTTCGCGGAGAATGACCGGATCCTCAAAATCTTGGTCCTTGGCCGGCTGAACTCGACCGCAGACTACATCAGATCCATCAAGGATAGCCAGATGAGTCATCTCGAGGTTGACGGCCAGACCCTTCTTCAATTGCGGAAAATGTTTCAATGTTCCCTTAACGGCACCCATTCCCTCATAGGATTTCTTATTGACTTTGCCGAAGTTACCAACCAGAGTAGTGTGTCCATGTTGAGAGAGGAACTCGATGACTGGGGTCCGGAGATGTTCTGGCAATTGTTCGTGATTACAGATGGCATCCTTGCTCTCCTGAGCCAGCTGATAGAAGAGATACCCCTTGTTGGTGAAATGGGTCAACAATAGAATTGGTTTTTCCAATTTGATGACTTGGATTTTCTCTCCAACATAAGGAGTTTCTTCAGTTTGGTTGCTTTGGTTACTCATTTTGAATTTAATTATTTCGTTTCAAAAAAGACAATCAAATCAAAAATTGATCAATTTTTGATTTTATCGATCTTGTTTTTAAACAAAACGAGATGTTTAAGAAAGTAATTGCTAAATCAGTTGGAGGGTATTTGACCTGTTTTACCGGATATCAGGTCGGTCGTCTATTCGGTGATGATCTGATCAATCGAGCTCAGAAAAAGGGAATGACAATTAATCAAGAATCCGTTGATTCTGACGTCTGGAACAAATCAAAGACCGAAAAAGAGGAAAAAGGATTCGATTATTTGAGTTTGGTGCCTTTTTATCAACAGAAAGGAGATTTTACTTCCTGGCATCTGACCAATTTGAAAAATGTCAGTCTTGACCAAAAGGATGACCTCAAGAATTTCAATTTTAAGGTTGATCCTGAAACTCTCCAAGTAGCAGAGAGTAGTGGTCCAGTGCTGTCCAAACGAGATGGATCGATGGTAATTCTAGCTGGATTAACTTCACTTCTGACTCCTGGTTTATTCGTCGGAATTCAAGTAGTCAATTTTGGAGTGTATGGAGTCCTCGGAGCCTATCGCGGAATTTATTCACCCCTTCAAGAACATACAATGGTCAAAAATGCTCAACCCGTTGAACCGATCGAAAAAGAGGATTGATCATTCATTCATTTTATTCTTCTTTGAAATCACAAAACCCTTTGGTACTCAAAGTTTTCTTTCTTTGATGACTTAAAAATATACGTCTCGAGATAATCAAAAAATTGATTGGATTGAAATCGCCACTTGTTCATTTCGGAAGGGAGTGATCCTTTCGAGGATCATTTGGGACTAAAATCCCATGGTGTGTGTACCGCAACTCAACCTCAAAAATGATACTGAATTGAGTTGGTTTCTACGGAAGCCACAACCCTTAGCCGAGGGTGGGCCTCAAAACCCAAAATCGGTTACCTTCCACTTGCACACCGGTGAGAAATCACAAAACCCTTTGGTACTTTGTCACCTCCATCACTCCATCACTCCGTCACTCCATCACTCTGATCCTTCTCAACAACCACCCGACTTTTAGGTTAAATTCCGGTGTGCTGAGAGCGTAGCCCAGCGAAGCGGGCAAGCTCCAGCTTTCCGTTATTATACCAGGATCAAAGTTTTTTGTTCGAGATTGTTTAGCAAGAGCGTTGGGACGCTCAGCGTCCCAACTGCTCGCCGCGTTAAAACAATCCCCTCTAGGCGATTGGTTTCATCGCGGTGGTGACAATGATGAATTCTTGAGGATCCTTATTTTCGTAGAATTTGGTGATAATTTCCAGATAGTCCTTTCCAGTGAAATAGGAAGTAAAACGTTCTTTGGGGTCAGATTTGCGAAACCAAACAATTTGGTAATTGAAATGTCCGCTGTCTGGTTCTTTGACTGATTTCAGATAGTTCAATACTTCATCCAAACATTCCAACTCAGATTGATGAGCTTTTGTAGTATAAAGAGTGAATAATTCCTTATGAACAGGATTAGATGTGATCATGGTCAGAGTTTTTTTACCATCTTGGACATCATGATAATCAAAATGAGGAGTTACTTTGTTATCATTATAAATTTGATCGATGATTTTCTGTTGCAATTCGCATTTTCTTTTCAAGGCTTGATAGTTCATTTTGGCTGTTTTAAATTGATCTTGATTAAAATCAATTTATTAATAATCGGTGGGAAAGGGAATTTTTAACACAGAATTTTTGATTTTGGATTTAACTTTGATAAGCACAAAAATGGACAGTTCGTTTTCAAAATCTGATGCGATTGAAGATTATAGTCGAGCACTCGATCAAGATCGTATGTGTCGATTCTCTGGAGTAAAAGGTGATCTTCATCACTTACCCCTTCGAGACTTAGAAACAGTCTGGGCGATCGATCCTCCATTCCCAACGATTTATCAGTATTATGAAACTGGACGTCGCCAACGAGGTTATTATCATGGTCAAGAAAGAGAATTACCAGAATACGCTCCTTTTCCTGATTCAAATCAAGAGTTTTCCGATCGATTTTATCAGGCCTATCCTTTTATGAAAGGGTTGAATTTTTCAAATATTTTAGTGGCTGGTGGATCGATTTGTCGTCTGCTCAGATATCAAGTTAATTCTTCACTGAATGGAAATTATCAAAGATATTTCCAACATGATTATAATAATGGCAATAATGATGGCACGTTTAAAGGAACGGGAAAGGTAGATTTAGATGTGTTTTTCTACGGTTTAAATGAGGATCAAGCTATAGCAAAAATTCATCAAATCAATGATCATTTAAAGAAATCAGGTCGTGACATTCGTTACACAATTAATCAGTTCACTCTTAATATCTTTTTAAGAGTTAGACCTGGATATTATGGCGGTTGGCAGGAAGTTCAGTTAATCTTCCGGCTCTATACCAGTATTTCTGAAATTCTTCATGGTTTTGACCTGGGGACCAGTGCAGTTGGATTTGATGGAGAATCTGTTTATTTCACCTCAATGGCCAAATTTGCTTACGAGTATGGATGCAATGTTCTTGATACTACACGTCGAAGTACCAGTTATGAATGGCGTTTGAGCAAATATTTACGTCGCGGATTTGGATTGGTTCTTCCTCAATTGAATCTACCAGTGATTCTGAAAATTCGAGCTAGCAATCTTAAAGATAAAAAACCTAGCCGTCATCATGATTATTATCATGATTATTATCAGGATCCTCATTCGGTTGCTCTTCCATATGCCTTTATTGAATTGAGAGAGATCAAGGGTAATCGAATTCAAGGTAGTTTTGCTCCTAAATATAACCAAAAATATCAGATTAAAGCATCCGATTATGGTCAGGATCATCGAACTCCAACTCGACCAGATATCCAAAATTATGAGATGAATCGTCGCAATTGCAAATTTATGATGAAGGGCGAATACTCCAAGATTCGTTTGATGGGAACCAATTTCGACGACATTATTAACTTCCGGATGGACATTGACGGAATGTTGGAAGTTTTCGAATATATGAATGCCGAATATCTTCATCGTTTACAAGGATTCCCTGAGACAGTAGCTACCTTTCAAAAGGAAGTTGAAGAAAGAAAACAGGGAATGAAAGATAAGTTCCTGAATGAATCAACCAAAAGAAAAATCGCCTTTATTACCGAGAATCCCGGTCGTCAATTAACTTCCTCAATCAATCCAATTTTCGAAAAAGAATTCGAATGGTATGGTGTTAATTTTTACATCCCTCCACCTGACATGCGGCGTGATATCATTGTTAATTCAATGATCGGCCAAAAACCAGCCATCAGGGATTTAATGACCTTCTATGCCAAGGATGAGAATGAGAATGAGAATGAAAATGAAAACGATAATGATTCATAAATATGAGTGATCATTAATTACTTTGTGATTAATGATGATCATTTTTGGGTTTGTTAGGTTGAAGTGTCTTTGGTGGATGTTCAGCTGGAGTGTAGATACTATAGAGTTGGAGACGTTCGGTTGGAGAAATATTAATTAAATTATGATTAGCATTAGGCGGGAAAACAACTACATCACCATCCTGCATTTGATATTTTTGTCCATCAACAATTGCTACTCCATGTCCCTTTTCGACGCGGATGAACTGAGTTGTATGAGGATGTTTTTCCATGCCAATCTCCTGTCCAGGAAGGAGCGACATTAAAACCAATTGAAAATGATTTGAGTTAGAACTAGTGGTATAGAGAACTTGACGATAGTTCTTATTATCGATAGTTAATTTCTCAATATTATCATGATATGGTTTTTGAGATTCAATGGAGTAATTTCGAAGAAAATAAATAATCCCAAAGATGATTAACAGAAGAATTAATGGATTGATATTAGTGAACATCGGATATATTATTAACGAATAATATATTCTAAATGTTAGAATCTAGCATCCTGGTTCCTTTTCTAGTGATTTTACTCGGATGGTCCGTTTTTTATTATCTTCGGAAAAGAAATCTGAATCAAAAAGATGGAGACAGTCGTTATCGCTATCCTTTTGTGACGCCCTTACCAACTGATCTTTATTATCCGGATGTGATGATTCCGTGGAATTATAGTACTTGGGGACCGGACACTAATCGCCGGACATTTGAAATTGGAAACTAACTTGAATCGATAATATAGTTGGTATATTTTTTAACGAAATTGGAGTATTCGGTATCTTGACGAAGAATTTTTTCGAGGGCATGATTGACCAAACGTTCACGATCGATTGATTTATTAATTCTTTGATAAATTAACCAAGAGGGCCAGAAATCAGCATGATAAGTGTTGGGTGGAGGAGCGTAATTGATGGCATGATAGAAGAAAACAACTGGAATATTCAGACGATCAACAAAGAGGGAACGAAATTTAAGTTCCAGTTGTTGATGTTTGGGAATTCGATGATTGCCGGGAGGGATGAAGACTTGGATCTCGCCTTGACTTTTATCCATAAAGATTCCATAAGTATTATTTGAATTATTAAAATGAACCGGAATGATCACATAACGATTTCGATAAGATTTAACAGTCTCGCGGAATTTTGGAGGAACATAAATCTTCAAATTCTTCTGATTCACTTCAAGTGCTGGTCCTATTTTAATATTTTTGCAAAATTTAACTAGATACTGATAGTGAGGTCCCGGTTTCAAACGAGAATCAGTAGGCTCATCTGGAAAATCCAACATTCGATAACAACTGAGAGGAGGTTGACGATCCATATTTGGTTTATGAAGATAATTAAGACACTGCTTCATCGTCGGTGATTTCTTATCAGTTGATTTCTTATTTGCTTTCTTATTTGTTGGCATCACAATATATTATTGACTAATATATTATGATAAAATGAAGTTATATTATTTAATAACCATATCCTCCAGTGGGAGCATATCCTCCTCCGAGGGATTGTCCTTTGAAGATTTCGTAACCAAGAAGAATTACAGTCAAAAGGGATGTGGTGAAGGTAATATAGATCAAAGTTGAATTGGGTTTACCATTCTCACTCGAGGTGCTGCTTCCAGCCAGAGCGGAATGAGCCACTCCTGAAATCAAAGCTAAGGTCGGAAGAATGTATTTCATAGTCATCTGCAACCATTTTTTAGTAACGAAGGAAGTTGATCCTGGTTTGAGGAACATCATCCCAGTAAAAGCCATAATTCCAAGAACCGCTCCAATCCAGCTTCCATATTGATTGAGGCCATCACAGGTGGAACTGGGAGAATCTTCACCAGAAGTGTAATGACAAACAAAGTGAGAAATGGCGAATCCGGCGCTGAGAGAGGCTAAAGCCAAAGTTCCATATTTAACAGTTGATGTCGCTTGCATAATATATACTTACTCAAGATATTTTTGGAGATTATGGTGACAGAAAGGGGATTTAAGAGATCGAAAATTTTGATTTTAGAATGGATATGATCTTAATCAAAATGAACGAAATTCAAGCTTATTTAGAGGAAGAATCAAAAATCGATGATTTTGAGAAGTTGAAGGAGGAACATGATGGAGTGATTCTCGGGTTTTTGAACAATCGGAGATCAAATCCAAAGGATGTTCATCATTATATGTTTGTCAATGGAAAACAATCCTTGATTGATAACCCTCGAATTCAATCGAGGATTAAATTAATTCCAAATCATCTAATTGGAGAATTAACCACTTGTCAGTCAAGTGATCAAAGTGATCATCAATTGGTGGTTTTTCTGCCGATTATCTATCAGATTTATCAGTCAGGGTCTCGCCGTCAAATTTTACAATACATGCTGAGATATTTTCAAAATCCAGATTATCTGGGTCAAATTGATCAAGCATTTGATGACCTGATCAAGATGGAGGAGACATTTTGGGGAAGCCATTTTTTCGATCCTTCGGAAAAAAATCCATATAATCAACATGATCAAACATGGTTCATTGGAAAAAGAATTAAGAATCGCATGTGCGAGAATAAGTGTGAAGATAGTGATCTAATCCGTCGAATTGATGACACTGAATTTAAAAGAAATTTTTTGACTACTGATTATGATTGGCTTGATATTCTCGAGCCACTTGATAAAGTCTATGAAAGAATGACCACTTTTCAGGAATGGAAAAGATCATTGCAAATTGAACCACTTCCGATCGAGGATTATCAGAAATGTCTCAGTTATCAAGAGACTGAGAAATTATTCCAAGGTGCATTGGATTATGATCCAGAATATTTCACCAAATTATATGGAATTTTCTTATCTTCCTATCATCTCTGTCAACTGGTCATCCATCATCATTCATCATGGATGATGATTGAATATATGAAAAGAAGTGAACCACAAGAAAAAAGAATTATTTTTACCAAAATGTCTAAAATTTTGTATCTCGAGGAAAGATTATTGAGTGGAATGATCACGATTAATCATCGTTCGATCCTCCCACTCAATTTTTGTTCGGCCTTGGGAATTTACAGTTTAAATACTTTACCCCCAGTTGATTGTTTTTTCCCTTTTAACATTGATCCCGAGGTAATTAATTTTAATTTCCCTGGAAAGATCACTGTTGAAGGCGAAGGAAAAATTCGTCATCATCAACAATTTATTTCCTGTTTCCAACAAATCTCAGAAGGAATTTTGGAAGGTCTTGATTGGAAGGGATTAAATGTTTATTTTACTGGAGCAACAGCGGAATTATGCTACTATAACAATACTGTTTTTCCATTTGAATATTTAATTTCCAATGGTCCCAATAATCCTTATTTAGGTTCAGATATTGATCTGGGAGTCCGAATTGATCCCCAAGAGTTAGGAATCGAAACTCTTGAGAATTTAAATGAGAATCAGATTCTCAAGGATGAACTTCGTCACCGAGCGGAAATGATTCTGCTCGTAGTCAAAAAAAATACTGGATTTGATAATCTGAAACTAAGAGCTCGAAATAACCGCTGGATTATCTCTGATTCTCGATTACCCCGAGAGATTGATATTTTCAGTTTTGTCCAAGATCCAGCAGCTCTGATTTACAATTATCATATGGCTACCTGTCGAGTGATTGCTCAATTGGACGACCAACCAGAAATTCGAATGACGACTTCAAGTTGTTTATCAGCATTACTAGGAACTTGTATTGATCGTCGTTGGTTTACTAGTAAAACTTCAATTCATCAGAGAATGATGAAGCAGTTTAAAAGAGGAATTGGAGTTATTTTGAATCCTCACGAGACTAAGGTGATGATTCAATATTTTAAGATTTATCGCGAGAGAAACAAAAAAGAACCAACAGATATTCTTTATGACCTGCGTCATCATGATTATTATTACAATAATTTACGTCGCCACATCGGGGTTGATTTATTTGCCAATAATAATGAAATTTATGGTCGATTTCGATCAGAATTCTGATGAAAAGGGGAGTTCAATTATACTTTGGAATCCTCGAATTTTTGATTTTGAGATCGATATTAAATCGATCAAAAATGGATATTAATCTATACATTTCAACCAAACTTGAAGATCAATTTGAGGAGAAGTCAGCAGATGGACATGATCAGGTTATTATTGGACTTTTGAGCAATAATAACGTGATTCAAAGTGAGAAGAGAGATATCAGTCATTATGTCTTTATCATCGAGGACAAGAGTATTTTAGGGAGCGAGTACATTCGAAAGAATGCTAAAATGGTTCCGACTGAGTTGATGGCTGAGTATACTGATTTTCGATCAAATGAAGAAGCAAAGGAACAAGTGGTAGTTTTTCTACCAATTGTTTATCATCTTCACAGTGCTAATTGCAAATCCTATCGAGAAATTCTACAATATTTATTGAGATGTTTGATGGAAGTTGATTACATGGCAATTGAGGGAGATTTTGGCATTTTTCAGTTCGATCAAGCGCTTCAAAATTTATTTCAATTAGAAAAGAAATTCTGGGATGCTAATCAAGATCAATGGATCGAAAGTACCAAGGAAAGACGCGATGAGCGTTGGGATTATACTTATCGGGACAAAAAACAAAATAATCCAGGTTTGGACTGGTTCTTAAGTCGTCGATTTAAGAATCACATGTACCAACATACCAAAGATTATCAGGAAAATATTTCTAAAATTAACGATGCTGAATTCAAAGAAGAAGGAGGCTGGTACGATACAGGTGTTGTCCCAGATGAGACATTTGAGAAACAGACTCATTACCAAATTTGGAAGGAGTCCATCAATTTTGAACCACTACCAATTAAGGAATATCAAAATCATTTGACTTATTATGAAGCCGAAATCTTATTTCAGTTAGCTCATCGTCATTCAAAGGAAATATTTTATAAGTTATGCATTCTATTTTTGGGATCTTATCAACTCTGTCATTTGATCATTTTGAACGAAAGTTGTTCAAAAACAATCATGAAACAATTTCAATCTCTTGAAGAAACCTTTAAATCCGATTGGTGGAAAAATCTTTTCCAAGGAAATTACTTTCAAGAACCGATGAAATATTCTGGTTATAATAATAATGATCGTCATTACGTTCATCAAGTTTATAATCGAATGTCGCGAATTTTATATTATGAAGAACGTTTACTAGCTGGTACACTTACCACTGAACATCGTTCAATGGTTCCAATCAGTTTTGCTACTAATTTAAGAAATCCGACTGTTCAAAGCAGATATTCAAACGACAACAGGCGAGAAGAAAATAAGTTTTGGTATCTAAAAGATTTGAATTATTTTTTCCCTTTTCCAGCCAATACTTCAATTAATTATAATCGACCGCCAAATTCACTTAAGGTTTACCAGAAGATCGTTGATTATTCGACTTTCTTGGATCGTTTTCGAACAATTTCAGGAGGAATTCTGGCTGGTCTTGATTGGACAGGTTTAAAAGTATTTTTTACTGGAGCTACAGCTGAATTATGTTATTATAATAATACCATATTTGATTTTGAAGATTCAGCTAAAAACTCATATTCCGGCTCAGACATGGATTTAGCGGTCCATATCGATCCAGAAGAGTTGGGAATTACAGAATCCTTGTCTGAACCAGGAAACAATGATCTGATCAAAGCTGAACTTCATCGTCGGGCAGAAATGATCTGTGAAATAGTTAGGAAGAATACCGGATTGTCTGATTTGGAATTGATTCCTCGAAAAAATCGCTGGATTATTGCTCATGATAAATTACCTCGAGAGATTGATATCTTTAGTTTCATTCAGGATCCAGCGGCTCTGATCTATAACTATCATATGGCTACTTGTCGTGTGATTGCTCAACCAGGATTACCTGAATCTGATCAGACTCCGGTCAAAATTTTAGCCTCGGCCTGTTTGTCAGCCATGATCGGGTCTGGAATTGATCGGCGTTGGTATTCAAGTGATTATTCAATTCATCATCGAATCATCAAACAATTCCAAAGAGGAATTGGATTGATCATGAATCCTCACGAAACTAAAGTGATCATTCAATATTTGATGAAATATCGTGAAAATCATCCGGAAGATAATAATAAGAATGCGATTCTGCACAGTCATAAGTTTGAAGATTTTGATAATATTGTTGAGTTTTACGATCCTGGATCGGATGGAGGTTATTGGTCACGTCGGGATCAATCAGCCAAGATTTTCGCGACACCCCCCATCTGAGAACGATCGATGGTAACTAATTTTATTTAATTATATTATAATATGTTTAATTACTTTGATCGACCAATTCAAATTATAATTGGTTTAGCCGTCTTATATTTATTTTATCAACACTTTGTTAAGGATGAAAATCCGGCTGAGCATGCTGAAGCCAAGTACGGAAAAGCTACTCGAGATTATCATACCCAATGGATCCACTCTGGATTTGGTTATGGATATGGGGAGATGAGTCCAGGTAAACGTTTACCTGATCTGATCAAAGAATTTGGATTTCCAGATCTCTTTGATCCCAAGAGTGGTGGTGGTGCTATTTGGAACAAAAAGAGTTTGAAGGATACACCATATGAACGAATCGAAATCCGAGATGAACAAATTCCCCATGACAAACCTAAAAAACACACCGATTTTCTTTACAGTTGGTACAAAGTTGATGTTCCCGAGTGGAAGATCGGGGGTCTTCACAAAATCTCCGAAAGTATTTCATATGATCCATTAAAAAAGATGATGCGAGCACGTTGTCATGATATGCGTCCCAATGTGGTAACTCATTGGATCGTCAAAAAATATGCTAAAGGAGATATTACCATTGATGAAGCGGTTGGAATGTATGGTCCGTTAATCGTCGAATTGTTTCAAAGTGATAAAGGAGGTGTTAAATATCGCCAGTTAGAGAGCGAGTTGTGAAAGAACTCGTGAACGAACGAGGGAGAGCGAGTTCTTTCATAACTCGCTAACTAGGGAGAGATTTAAACTTGACTATCCATTCGTTGGTGATCTCCAACTGGATTGTAGGGAAGAATTACACTTTCGGAGGCTCGATAGAGATAATTAAGATAGTTGTAGTGATGACGAACCAGGACTTGAATTAGACAAGTCATGACAAAACAACCAAGCATAGTGTTAGTGGTTAAACAGAGAGCAGTTAATCCGAAAAGACAGGAGAGACGAATGAGAGCGATGTACCAAGGTCCTCCAAGGAGATATTTTAGATAGAGTTTCCGGTTTTTAACTCGCATCAGAGCGATTCCGAAAACGAGCAAAATGATGATCAAATAGATATAAGAAGCCATAGCATAATAATCGAAGAAACTAAATGCATTACTGGTCGGAGTCGGAGTGGCTGGAATTGATGTAGTAGTAATATTTGATGTAGATGTGATATTTGTATGGTGAGAAGAAATTATTTTAAATGGATTGAGGTATTTATTGAAAAATTTGGGGATATCTCGGTTGGGATCAAGTATTTGAAGAATAACTCCAAGAACGAAGATTGAAAGAAAATTAATAAGGTAAAATCCACAATAATATTTGGGTTGACCGAAATTAAATTTTCCACAACATCCCAACTCTTTTTCAGTTACTTTAGTTTGATAGGTATAATTACAGGTAAAGCATCGATTGAAAGCTTCAGGATTATTTGAGGTAGCTCGCCACTCATTTAGACAGTCAATATGAACATATTTAGATGAGCCTGAGCAACGACATGGAGAAAACAATTTTTCAGTTTGATCTTCTTCGAGACAAATTCGACATGTGTCTTTTTGATATTCCCAATTTTGAACATCAGGATCAACTATGTTGATTGAACTAGTTTGGGGAAAATTAAATGATGTAGATGGATCATCGTCCAACAGAGGAATGGTGATCAATTCAGGTTGATCACTCATCTGGTGTTTTTGATTCAATTATTAAATTGAATCAAAAATAAAATAAAGGACAAGATCAAAGATAAATATTATGTTAACCTATAATATATATTTAAATGAGCGCCCCTTATTTAAAGAAAGGTAACCAAAAATTTATGGACAATTCGGTTCACAAAAGTATGTTAGGAACTCAACAAATTAAGGCTTTGCGGGAGGATGTAATTCGTGGGATTGACTTCATCGAGAAACATAAGTACCAAATTGGTCAAAATGATTATAAAAATTTGTTTCATCAATATCAACACGTCTTGAATATCTATAACAATATGATTGATCGCAACATGATTCAAAGTAAATATATCGATCCACGAACTGTGGTCCAAACTCAACCAATTATTGATGGGCCAGACTACGATGTCCAAGATTGGGAGCGTCAATTTACCGCTAATAATCTTCAAATTGACCCATACACCATTCCACCAATCAATGCTTTCCGTCGGATCAAGGACTACAACAAGTACATGGGTTCACAGGGTAAAGCTAAGACGATGGCTTTAAAGAATGAAGGCAATTTGAGTTATGGATTCCCAAAAGACATCCCTTCGATGCAAAACCCAATCAGCGGAACTAGTGATGTTCAGATGTCAAATCAAGCTAGCTACAGCTATCGTGGTTAATTCATTGAGAACGGAGTTTGATGTGATTTTGGATCATCGAGAGATTCCATGTGATTCGAGTTCGACAAATAGGACACTTGCGGTTTCGTTTTTTGATCAGAGTGATCAGACAGTTAGTACAGATCAAATGAGAACAAGAGAGAGCAGTTAGATCATGACTATCACAAATAAGACAAGTAAATTTATGTTTTTGTTCACAATTTTGCATGATTATTGATTAATATTGTTTAAATGTTAATCAAAAATTATAATTATGAGAATGGGGGGATTTAATGTGTCAAATTGAATAAAGAAATTTTTGTTATATATCTAATATAGCGCGTGAGCAAAAAAATTATTAATGAGGATATCTAAGTCAAAAAAATATGCAATTGAGCAGTTTCTGATCCAAAAACAAATTATCAGTTTGCTCAATTTAGAGAATGGGTTTTATTTATATGAATTGGATCGGGATCAAGATAAACAAGAAGAGATTATGGGAATGGTCCCCGAAATTTGGAAGTTTTTTGCCCATATGAATGTGACTGGATTATTATATCCAGAGAAGTGTAAGCGACCCTGGCTCTCGATTGTTCGAGGTGTTTTGAAGAATCGATATCAATTAAAGTATAAAGCCTGTCGTTACTCAACTAAAAATGGAAGTGTTTTCACCATGAAATATTATATCAAGAAAATCGATGATTCCGATAGTAGTAGCAGTATGAGTAGTATAAGTAATAGTAGCGAAGCTAGTCTAATGACTACTAGTGCTAGTTCTGACAGCTTGTCAGATTTAAGAGCAAGTGATTCATCAATTACTTCTGAAGGTTCAAAGATTTCTTTGAAATTAAAAAAGAAAATAACCAAAAGTAAAATTGAACTCAATTTGCGAATCAAACAAAAAACAAAGAAAACTAAAAACAAAGAAACGAAATCATTCGAACAAAGAATTAAAAAGAAAATTGTTCAAACAAAGAATTGAAAAAGAAAAAGAAAAGAAAAAACGTTGAAACTTTGAAATTTACGTTGAAACTTTGAAATTATAAAGGAATCCTTTATAATTTGTTGTGAGTTATCATATATCTGAATCGACTCAATAGTCGTTCGTCTGAACCAGTTCGTCGACTGTATTTCAGAATCATTTGTAACCTTTTGTGTAATAAATCGATTTTGTCATTGTCCATCAAAATATTGACCGGAACTTTGGTAATGATATTTTCAGAATCTGTGATAAATGGAGAGTAGACTTGATTTCCTACTCGATTGAACAAAATATAACAGCGATGAAAGTCGCCTTTTTTATTGACCGCCACATCCCATTTCCGATCAAATTCAGTAACAACAACCCTGATACCTGTTTCTTCTCTGAATTCTCTCATAGCTGTCATCATTGGATTTAGATCTTTGCTGGGATCGAATTTACCACCCGGTTCGGATAATCGCTTTTTATCATAATTCAAGATCAGATATGGTTGCAATTCAGATAAATCAACTAATAAGATACTCGATGAGACTATTCGGGGAATATCTTTCTTCTTAAGAGGACGACCGAAGATATCTCCACAGGCATCACAATCAGTGATTTGACGACAATCAATTAGATTGTCACATTGAAGACAATACAGCTTTTGATCGCAAAATTGACATTCGGGTTTGAAATGACTCATTTCAATTTGATTATTTCAATTGAAATAATCAAAAATTTGATAAAGAAATATCGCTTTTCTTGGAGATTGCGAAGAATTGATTATATCGAGAGTTTTAATAAATGACAGATAATAATCAAACTGTTTACCTACCAGATGATTCGAGAAAGATCAAAGAATATCTGCGAAATAATATTATTTCGCAATTAACCAATCAAGAGAAGGGGAAATTTGGTTTTGTAATTGATGATCCAAATTGGATTTGTGCTAAATTATTGTATAATATGCGGATTAGATCAGACCAAAACAAATTCGGAACTGTCTTTTTTATCAATTATGTCCCCGAACAATTTCACGATCAAATCGAATCAGTAAGTATTTCAAATAATGCTAAATCCCATCTGGCTCGAGTTGGAATCATTTTATTAGAAATGAAATCAAATGATTTTTTGACATGGTTTCATTTTAATTACCCCCGAAAAAAACTTTCATTTGTTTGGTATGACGGTGTCACAGGATTGTTGGGAAATAATGGAGGAATGTTTTCTTCTCCCGAAACAGATTTGTCGTATCTGTTCTCAAACAACTTAATTCATTTTAATTGCAAATTATATTTAACTCTGAATAATTCGCGTCATAATGCCGGAAAAGCCGCAAAACAATTTTCCGCATTTTGTCGTCGTAGATTAATCAAAGATAATTTTGCAGTTAAGGATCGTAATTATTATTCATATGCAGATCGTGAAGGAAGAGGCGCTTCGATGGTGTTGGTTTGTTGTCAATTTGTTAAAATCATAGATTTGACTAATGATTAACTCTTTGTTTAAAAAACAGCCGTGTAATCAGGAAGCATTTGATTTCTCTTTTGAGGTACCACAAAGAAAAGTGCTATTATGATACTGATGGCAATCAAACCCAATACCAGAGAACCCCAAGAATAGAAATTCTTCTCAGTCGGAAGATACCCAAATAATTTCTCAAGAGTAAATCCGGTGTCTTGTTTCTTGACAGGGGTAGTGATGGTCGGTTCCTTCGGAATATTTAATTCATTGGGAGGAGTTCCAGTTTTAATTCCAGCTAGTTCAGCTTTATACCAGTCTGGGATAGACATCATCTCTGGACATTTTTTAATTGGACAATCTGGAACACTTTCGAGTGTTCCTTTGGATTTATAAGCTTTACAAACTTGATAATAATTATCAGCTTCAAGATAACCAGCATCATTACATTTTTCAGCCACACATGAGATGAAACGTACAGGATCAGTCTCTCGAATACATTCACTTCGAACTCCTTCCGGACAAAGCCGATGTTCATTTCCAACTTTCTTAGTATGAACTGGAATTTTCCCTTCGCGGGGAACATATGGTTGGTTAATTAAGCTGAGCGGACAACAACGAATAATTTGGTTCTTTGGATTAACTTGAGTACAACCTTCTTCGAAAGCTTGTTCCAAGTTGGGATTATTTAATAGAGTGCCGAAGTTCTCCTCTCCTGAGAGACACTGAGAATCGATATCAAAACATTGTGCCCTACCTAAAAAGATGGGATTCATATATGATTAGACATGATTTTTTATTGTCTTAAGCTCAGTTTTCGACGAAATATGATCTTCGGCTTTTCTTGATTAACTTGATTAATTTGATAATCCAAAATTCGACCATGGGAAGTCCACTTATAACCATTTGTGACCAGTTCACCGGTATCAATCTTATGATGACAGGGCTTACAGAGTCGGACCTGATTTTGAGGAGAATTCTTGTGCATTGATCCAATAAATCCCCGAGAATCAGCATCACATTGCGGTTTCATATGATGGGTGGCTTCCGATGGAGCTCCACAAACCTGACAAATTGGATCCTTGTAAACTTGGGAACCATAACCAGTAGTTAATTTAGGTAAAAGTTTGTGAGAGGAAGCCGAGGTAGTTGATGAAGTAGACAATGGAAGATGATTTGTTTGAGAATTGCTGTATTTATGACGAAATCGATGAGCTTCTTTGATAAATTCTTCATCAAGATCCATTGCACGTGCAACTTCAATTCCATACATTGCATTACCTGATCCAGGTCGCAATAGACGATCATAAATTAGAGTGTGATTCTCAGGATCATATTCAACATGAAGATGATAAACACCCAATCTGAATGTTTGTTCTTCTTTAGTCAAGTCCATGATCTCTTGGTCACGAGTCAACTGATGAAGATGAGTAGCGAAGATAAAATGAGATTTCAATTTAGTTAATCTCATCAATCCAGCAGAGACAATAGCCACACCTGATTCAGTTTCGGTGCCCCGACAGATCTCATCTCCCAAAACTAAACTGTTCGGATCAGCTCGAGCCAAAATATCACGTAATTCTTTGACTTCAACCGCAAAACTCGAGTCACCGCGGTAGATGTCATCATTACCAATAATTCTAGTCAGAATTCGATGATAGGGAAGATAAGTAAACGAATCTGCGGGGACAAACATTCCCGCTTGAGCCATCACTAAATTGATTCCAATTGCTTTCATGAACGAACTCTTACCAGCCGAATTACAACCATATAATAACATTCCATCAGTTTTCTCAATTTCATTATCCGTTGGGTTTTCCAGTTCTAATGATGGAGGATTGGTTCCTAATTGAATACTGTGAGGAACATAGTAACTATTATGGTTGAGTTGTTCAACCAGAGGATGACGAAAATTAATAGCTTGAAGAAAGCTGGGTGAGTCTTCAAGCAAATCTGAGTCTTGATGAAGAACATGAGGACGAGTATAATGATATTTTAAGCTGCTCTTAGCTGTTGATTTATAAACATCAATCTCGGCCACCAAATGACTGAGTGTTGAATAGAATTTATCATATCGGTGAGTTAAATCATCCAAAAACTGATAATAGACCACCTTAACACGATCCTTTAATTTTTTAATCGCTTCAGTTATAGTTTCAGAAATGTTTTCAATCAAATTACAGGTGATGTTGTGACTAGATTTATCTTTGGTACTACGGATGATTCGAAAAGTATCAGCCTCTAATTTAAAAGACCGATTTCCAACCTTATATTCAATTGATTTCTCCCTTAGTGATTTAAGTAATGCTTTGTAACGAATCGCAGTAACACTCATAAAAAATCCAGAAGCTTCGGTATTTCGCAGAGTCACTACATTTGATGAACCCGCAGCACCAGTAATAGCTCGGGACATTTTTTTAACCATGATATCAAAACAACGATTGGATTCACGGATCTCCGTCGCCAACTCATCTAATTCCTGATTGTAACCCGATTTAAAAATATTATCCACAATCTTATCTAATTTTACATACTTATAAACCTCATCGAAATCAAGAACCGATTCCAAATAGTCCAGATAATTCTGAAACTCGGTCCGAAAATCAATAGAAGTTTCGGAATTACCATTTCGAATCGGAGGAGGAAGCAATTGATCAGGAATAATCTGAAGGAGATCGGATACTTGTCGATAACTGGCGAAGAGAATTGAAAGAGCATTGGGTGAGATTAAACCGAGTTCAATTCGCCTATGCATTCGATCGAGATCAATGATTCCTTTTAATTTATTTTCGATGGTTTGCCAGAAGTCATCCTGAAGAAAAAGATCAACCTTCTGATACCGAGCTTCAATTTCTCGAGAATCTCGAATTGGATTCAAAAAACGTTCCTTGAATAAACGTCGACCCATACTAGTAGTCGTCATGTTAAGCATGTTACAAACCGAACCCATCCGATTAGTATTCGAATTATGAAGATCCAGCTGAGTAATAGCGGTATTTGCTAAGAGGAGAAGACGTCCCCGATTCCAAATTTTAGGACGTTTCAAATTAACTAATAGATTCTCATTATGTTCATAAGTATACTCGAGTAATTGAATATAACTGACCAGAGCAGAAGGTGACCGTTCTAAATTTAAATATTCGATTACGCTAAGCATATTGCGACGATCGGGGAAGATTTTTTCAAGATATTGTTTTTGATAATTAAGTTTGTAATAGTGGGAATTAACATCATTATAATTAATCTGATAACGAATATTTCGATTCTCCAAATTAAGATGAGCTAAGAGTTCATTCTCCGAAATCTTAATTCCATTTGAAGAAATAATTAATTCTTTGGGAGTATGAGTTTGCAGATAACGATAGATTTCATTGACCGCAAAATCTTGGTCATCAATAGTATTAGAGATCTCATAAACATCACTCTGACCAGTTGTTACATCAATTGCAGAGATACCTATCAGCATTGGTTGATAATTAGTTCGAGATGATGATTGACGTTTGAGAATTTGTTTGAAACCCTCGAGATGAATCTGAACCAGAAATTTCTGATCAGTATCACCTCCATTTCGTTCTGAGATGAAGGTACCAGGACTAAGAATCTCAACCACCTTACGGGGCAGTTTTTGACTCGGTTTAACTTTGTCTTTGGCAGTTCCTTCTTGATCAATGATTACCACAGTATATTGATGCTCCATCAGGATTTCAACAAACTTTTGAAGAACTGGACAAGGGAAACCGGCCATCAAGTGATTACTGGCATCATTCTCTCGAATTTCCTTATTCCGGCGAGTTAATTCAATATTGAGAAGAATCGAGATTTCCTTGACATCTCCGATTTTCATTTTTTCATTGTCAACTCCATAGAGTTCATAGAAACTACCGACTTGCATTAAGACAGTTGTTTTGGGGCCATATTTTTCTTGATAGTGTTTGAGAAAGAAACAATATTGATCAAAGATGCTTTTTTTTAAGAGATGTTTTGGGATTTCCATTTCAGATAAATATTTGGATTTTTTTTTGGGAAATTAATCGGCGATAAATTACCGTATTAATCAATATAGGTGAGAAACTTTTAAGTTATTTTCGATTAATTTATGTGTTAAATATATATTACAAATGGAGGGGATTGCTCAACAAGTTTATCGGAAAAAATTAAATAAATTATGTATGGCCACACCTCTTGATGAAACTAAGTTACAAGGAGCAGTGCATTTTTTAAATAAGCTTGACAAAGAAAATAAAACATATCAAAATATGAGAGAATTATGTGATTCATATCACCAACCAAAAAGATCAGGTCAAGCCAAAAGAAAGTCCACCTTTGATAAATCAGTTCATGCCAAAAGAAAAAAACCTGATATTTATGGAATTGATACATATGGAGTAAGTTTAATGAAATATTGCCAAAAACAAGTCTTTGATCAAAAGATCTTTGATCATCTGAATAATTATTTAGCCATTTGTCATCGGATAAACAAAAACAATGGAAGAGAAATGGATTTAAGAGTGACCTGTGCAAATCAAAAAGATATGAGAATAGTTTCACGAATCGAAAAATGTGGTTTCGATTTCTTAACGCAAAATGATAATATTTTACTCTTTGTGGTCAAAGATTATTCATTCGATCCAGCTCCAATCGCGGTTTATCTTCATTTAGATGTGAAAAATAATGAAATTTACTTAGCCAAGAGATGTGTTTTGGACAATTATTTAAAAAATGGGTTATCCAAAGCGATGTCATTATTGACTGTTCTGGTAGCCTTACAAATGAGAATACCTTTGATTACAGTTGAAGCCGTTGTTCCAGCAACCATGTTTGTTAACAAAAACTTCGGATTTATTCAAATGATTCATAAACAAAGTACAAAATTATCATTGGAAACCAAGAGATTAAAATCTGTTCCAGAGATCATCTTAGGATTAAAAAAATTAACTGATGATGGTTATCAACTTCATTGTAGTCGGAGAATGTTACCATCGATTGTTTTAAAGAAGGGTGAAAAATATTTGGATCGAGTTATACCAGGACGATTAACTGAATCCCAAGTGATCAAAGTTTTTGCTGAGAAAAATTTACCACTCAAAGATGATTTTAGTTTGATCCACCAAGATAAAGATGTCTTTGGTAAAGACGTTAAATCTACAGAAGTTTACCAAGTCGTTGCATAAATTCCAATGCTCCCATTCGGATCGGAATAAATCGATTTTTCAGATGATTCGGTGGAGTTCGAGTAAAGGTCCATCGAGTGTGTTTGGGATTGATCCGAACCAAAAAGAGATTCGAATATTTAGCGAGCATAGTTTGAGTCCAAATTCGAACAGTGGGAACTCGAGTTCCACACCCAACTTCGAGAATAACACAACGCTTTCCTCGCTTGAGTTGACTTTCAGTTTGTTTCATCCAGGCTTGAAAATTATCAGATTCATCCCGATCTTCAATATATCCACTGTCTTCAAACATAAAAACATTGGGTCGGAGAGAGGTTTCTCCACATCGAGGACATTGAGGAAATTCAGTCATTTCTTCAATCACTGAATGATCAAGAATCCAAGTTTGATCAGAACACTTTTTTTGACATTGAAAACGAGCGTGTTTTCCATGAAGATGATAAATTTGATCACCCGGAAAACCAGCTCGATCAGAAAATCCATCAATATTCGAAGTATAAATCATAGTCGATTTATCCTTCGAAATTCGCCGAAGAACTTGATATCCTTGATGGGGCTTGGCTGCCGCAAATCCTTGATAATATCTTTTCCAAGCTTTAAAAAATAATTCTGGTTTCTCGACTAATGTCTTTCCATTGGAAAGATTAACATAAGACAAATTTTCACTTTTCAATGCCTTTTCTAATTCTTCAAAAGTCAGAACCGAAGAATCTTGACTCATCCCAGCCCCCAGGGCCGGAATCAGGATTTCTGAGCATTTGATCAGAGAGGCTACTTTAGAGATCGTTTTTTGATCATTCATTTTCAGAATTAACAAATATTCGATCAAATTTACACTTTCTCATGGAGGGAAAACTAGTTTTTTTGATCAAATTTTATGAATTTAACCCTCGACATGAACTGGATAATATGAGTCTAACCATCGGGCAACAATTGCTGTACAGTCAAAAAATAAATTTTTCGATCGCTAAAAGAGCTTTTTTAAAGTTAATTGATGGAAAACCAAATGCTGTCCAATGGATAATATGTGCCTATGCTGTGGGTAATTATCATCTATTTGTATGCGAGGAAGGGTCGACTAAGTGTGAAGAATGCCAAGATCCTATCTGTAAACATGAAGCTGATCAGTGCGCCAAATGTGACATCACTATTTGTAATCGATGTTCCTGGACCGGTCGTTTAATGATTAAAGACAAGGGTTTAGCTGGTAAATTAGGAGAAATTACATGTTGTCAATTTTGTCGTCAAGAAATTGAGAATAACACCAAAAAGAGAAAAGAACAAGATAGTTGTTATTTATTCAACGATGATACATTTGATATATTTGATGACGATGATGATTTCTTTTGGAATATGGATGATGACGATGATGATTTCTTTTGGAATATGGATGATGATGATGATGACGATTTCTTTAAAAATGACGATTTGTTTAATTTAGACTTTGATTTTGGGGATTCATCTTTTCTTTGAATACATGTTTGAAATTTTTTTTGATTAACAATTCTGACAGATTTTGAAAGATAAATATCAAAAGATAATATTTTTAAAAACTAACCATCCTAAAATGTCCAATAACCAAGTTAAATCCAACATTCCTCCTGCTTCAGAGATCGATCAGATGGATCCAGCAGAAGAACAAATGGCTCGTGAGACACTTCGCAATAGTTACATTGAGAAGTGTCGTGACTACGTTAACACCTATATTCAGAAGAAAGCCCCAGGGAAGATTAAATATCGTGCCAAGGTTCATCAAAAGACCAATTGCTACATTTTTCGCTTTTCGTCACCCAAACCACGCGGTGTCAAGACGCGCTACTTCTCTCAAGTAGTTCTGAATGTGAACAAGAATGAGTGCTATTTTGATTACGAACGACCACTCAATCACCCGCAAGAAGTCTGGTACTTTCCCATTTACTACATGATTAATGGATTTACCAGAAACCCTAAAAGAACCTTCCAAGCGATCGGCTTGGAACCGGTCTTCAACTCTCTCCGCACCGTTTTTGTTGAGGAAAAGAAATATCGAATTAAATTTCTTCACAACCGTTTCTACAACGAAAAACCGACTGGGAATTTGA